AAATAGTAACTACATAAGGAAGCTTTAAACCAGAGGGTTCCCCATCTTCACCCATGTCTTCATAGCCTTCAATATCTAAATCTGTATGTATTTCATAGATTGTAAGCTCTTCAGATCCTTTTGTTGGATAAACTCCTTCAATTTCATTAACAGTTTCTTGAACTTGACTATATTCTACATCTCCATACCCAGAAGAAGGAAGGTCAATATTTTTGTAAAAACCAGCGAGTTGTAATTTTCTCACCTCATTCGAATCCATTTTAATGATATGTGTAATTCTTGGTGAAGTAAGTAAATCGGTTGCTGTATATGGAACAACTAAATCCTCTGCGTGAATAAACTTACTTACAGCTCTTTGCAAAATAGGATCAAAATAAACTTTTTTAAACGTAGAGCCTACAACTGGCAAATAAAATAACATCTGATCTAGTTCGGGATCATACTCTTCCATTTCATGTGTTATTTGATAATTCATATAATTCTTTACACGTTCTGCTTGTTGTGTTGTTTCAGAATTATTTTCACCAATTACTTGTGTTCTAACTGGACCACTTGCAGGTAACATCTCTCTATACGCTTGTGCTTGAAATTGTGTAACAGCTTCACCTAATAAAGGATGAATTACACCTGTTGCACCTTCAAAAGGTTGTGACCTTTCTTCGTATTTCATTCCTAAAAGCTCTAAGCCTTTTTTATATGTGCCTTCCCACTCTTCTCTAGACGACATATCATCTTGAACACTACCAGTTAGATCATTAGAAATACGACCTAATTCAGCTTCATCAATAACTTGAGCTAAGTTACCATCAAAGGGTATTTCAACTTGTACCTCTGTTTCTTCAGTAAATTCACCAACAATCGCACTTCCGTCATCAAATTCTGTTACGTTAGGTTTTTTATTAAATTCAATAACATCAATTTCAGCTTGTTCCATCTCTGATGAGGGAACATTAATATCTTCTGGTAAACCACCTGAGCCTAAATCTTTTTCAATAGCCACAATTTATCCCTTCATTCTAATCATTTCTGCTTGTTGCATATAATGTAATTTAGCTCTTGGACTTTTTGCTTTACTAACTTTATTCAACGCCATGAGATATTCATCACTAGGCGTTGAAACAGACGGCTGTGTGGACAAAGTAGGTGATGAGTTTAGAGAGGTGGGTTCATCACCTATGCCATCTGTTCCAACATTCTTCCTCATCATCTTACACCAGTAAACTTAGTGCCTCTTAGAGCTGCTCTTCCACCTCTGGATTTACCCCCCATAGCACCACCTTTACTCATTCTTTTAACTTTACCACCCATAGCACCACCTTTGCTCATCTTACGAACTCCTCCAGTAGCACCACCTTTACTCATTTTTTTCACTTTGCCACCATTCTTCATGCCTTTGGTTGTAACCTTACCACCATTCTTCATACCTTTAGTGCCAACCTTACCACCATTTTTCATACCTTTGGCTTTTACACGACCACCATTACGCATTCCTTTGGTAGTCACTTTCCCACCATTTTTCATACCTTTTGTGCCTTGTTTTTTTAAAATAGCTTCTTGTAATTTCTTAGGTAGCTTTTTTTGTGCAGCTGTTAATCCTTTTTTAGGTTTGTTTGCCATGATTAATCCTCCTCTTGAGCATATAGATTGTTAAAAGTAATTTCTGGGTCTAGATAACTACTGTCTGATTCGGCAGCGTGAAGATGTTGACTTGGTTTAAAGTCTGGAGCACCCTCCCCTGTTACCCATAAAGCAGGACTTGTTGCCCTAACTCTATTATTTGGCAGAGCAACAATGTTGCCTGTCCACTCTCCTGCATCTGTCAGTTGTATTACATGACTTTGCTTGTGTTGTGCAGGATCGTCTGCGATATGACTTTCTGTATAATCAACAGTAAATAAATATTTGCCCTCGTAAAACTCTCCGTCTATCTTGCAAATCCACGGACTTGAGCTTACCCTCTCCATGACAATAACTGAGTGATTGTGAGAACTACAATCCCAGGGTTGTGTTAAATGTGTTTCCATTCTTTGCGGCCACTCCTCTAAGGGGATGTCTGCTACTAGAGCCGTAATCGGCATTCTCGCCCACATTGCTCCACCATGAACAGTATCCTCTGGTTCTCCATCTGGTTCGCACCCTGTAAACACAACTTGAAAACTCAAAGAACGATCAGGTATTGTATTTACAGCTATGGCTAACGCATGGAGGTATTCTCCATGATAATCTTGATGATTACAAGTAAATTCTCTTCTTACCCAACATTTAAAATGTGGGATATTGCTAATTAAATAAGACATCTCTCTAATAATACTCCTTTTTTCTAGACTTCCATTGATAATCATCCTCATAATCTGATGGTGTTATCAAGAAACCTCCCTGTCTAAATCTTAGTATTGCTTGGGTCATACTATCAGCTAAGTCATCGTGTTCTCCGTTAGGAAATGAAGCACACTCTTCCACAACTTCATCAGCAAAATTAGTATCTGGTCGCCAAACTATACCACTCTCGAATATAGGAGCACACGCATTCATACGAGTAAACTTGTCAGCACCTCTACTCGGTGTAAAAGGTGTAACAGGAATACCCATGCGTCTTAACTCCTGTGTTAAAGGCATACCACTTGCCTTTTGTTCAATCAAGATCATATCTGGATCATATTGATCGTTTAATTCATATGCTTTTTCCTTTAATTCTGGAAAATCCCAACGACCTCGAATAGAATCAAGTAAAATTATCGCTTCAGCCTCACCTTCAACTGGCATGAATATACCCCATGTTGTTATCGCACTATAGTCAGCTCTGTCTGATTTGCTAAATGCAGTATCATAACTTTGAATAATATAACTACATTGAGGTGGATCATCATGTTCCCAAAGATTCCACCACTCACGTTTAATAATTGCTCCCTCTTCTGCTGTAGGGTTCTGCATATATTGTGCGTTCCATTTAGAAATAGGAATAGAAGCTTTTACACTATCTAATTCCTCCAAACTCCAAAATTCACCCCATAACGGCTTTCCAGAAGGCATAACGGCTGGAAACTCTACTATTTCCCATTTATCAGCTCCCACTTCGCTTTGTTTATGTAAAACTTTTGCCGTTAAATCTCGAATACTCCAACGTGTCATGACAATAATTAACGCACCTCCAGGCTGTAAACGCTGTCGAGGACCAGAAGTATACCATTCATAAATATTATCTAATGCTGTTGGACTTAATGCGTCCTGCTCGGAAACAGGATCATCAATAATACACAAGTCAGCACCACGCCCAGCAAGAGCACCACCGACACCCACTGCATAATACTCCCCACCACTTGAAGTAGACCATCTGCCAGACGCTTTCGCATCTGTTGCCAGTTTAACATTAGGAAAAACATCACGAAATTGCTCATCATCAATAAGGTTTTTAACCTTTCGACCAAATCCAACAGCCAACTCTGCCGTGTGAGTAGCTTGAATAATCTTCTTATTGGGTTCTTTTCCCATAAGCCATGCAGGAAATAAATAAGACGCAAATTCAGATTTCGTATGTCTTGGAGGCATATTAATAATAAGGCGATTAATCTTACCATCTGCAACGTCTTGGAGTTTTTGTGCGTAAATTTTATGATGATTTCCTTGAATAAATTGCGGCCAAACAAACTTTACAAATTCTAAAAAATTTTCTTCTCTTTTTTTTCGATCTTCTAATAAAGTTAACCTATCAATCATAGGAGCTATTTTTTCTAACTCCTCATTTGTTAAATATTCAGTAAATTCAGTTATGTCTTCCATATTAAACGAATGAATTTAAAAAATCATCTGCAGCTTGATTTAATGTGCTTGAAACACCTTGAATTGGTGTAAATCGTAAACCCTCTACTGTGCCACCAGGACTTCTAACTCTTGTGCCCTCTGTCTGAATAGGTCTTGATCCAAGTTGTGTACTTATACTTGTTGTTGAAGTAGGCATATCTGATGGCTCTGGATCTGGTAAGATTATTTGAGATGGCAATGGATCTGTTTGTTCTGAAGGCAATTCATCTGTTTGTTCTGAAGGCAATTCATCTGTTTGTTCTGAAGGCAATTCATCTGTTTGTTGAGGAGGTAAAGGATCTGGTGGTCCAGTTATATCTGTTGGTGGAGGTAGTGGTAAACCAGAAGTAGAAGTTTGGTCTGTTCCTGCTGGTGGGGGTGGAGGTTGTGTAGTTGCAGGTATAGATGTTATACCTGTCAATGATCCTGTTTTTACTAGATTGGGATTAGCTGCATAAAAAGCATCGATTAAAGCTTGTACTTCTGAAGCACTTAAAGTTGCAAGATTGGCTTTTAAAATATTATCCATTGCT